GCGGTGCAGATAGCGATTATCGTCGCGTCGTATCGAAAGAGTTTGCTCGACAACGATGTTCCTCTGGATGAGGCCAGGGCTTTGACCCGGGATTACCACATGCAGTTGTGGGTGACTGTTTTTAGGAGGCGTGGAAGTGATGATTAGGTTTCTCCTTATTGTGAAAGTGATTCCTTCCTGGTAGACTTGGAGATGAACGCCCAGCCCGGCCAGGCCGGGGAATACCAGGCCCATAAAGGAGCTAGACATGTTTAACGCTCGGTCTTTTTTAGAAGAACGCGATGTCGGCCTGGTGGCGCTGGTGATGGCGGTGCGATGCCGGCGGTGGGGGGCGGATGGGTTTGTTGAGGCGCTGCGGGAAAGGGGGTTGGTGGTTTGCGAATTGTAAACCAGGTGGTGGTCAGGGTCAGTGATGAGATGTTGTTGGTTTTTTTGGCGTTGGCCGGGGTGATGCTGATGTATGGGTGCCCTCCTTATGCTCTTTCACGAAAAAATTTTGACGATTTGCTGAAAGACTTTCCAGTTGTTCATCGAGTGTTACGAGCCGCGTACAATGAGGCTAGGCAGGGTGGCGAGCGATGAAGTCGCGGAGCTGGAGCATGACGAACTCCACTTGTTTTTGGTCATATTGGTCATATTGGCCGTGGGCTGCATGGTTGCGTAAGGCGTACCAGGCGCCGATATTCTTTTGGTCTAGCTTTGTGTAGACCCCTTCACGGGCCAGGTCGTGATTTAGAACCTCAATGTGCTTAGAGACCATCCTCCCGTTCTTTTCCAGTTCTATTTCAATCCCATGTTTTTGAGCCAGGTTTTTTATATGGACTTCCAGGACGCCCCCGGCCAGGACGGCAGCCGCATCTTTGAAACCCTGTTCGAGTAGGTATTGGGCCATGCCCAGGAATTCGGCGAAAGTGTCAGCGTGGACAAGCTGCTCGAACCGCGCCAGGTAGCCGGACTCAAGGGCTTTTTTCATAGCTTTTAATAAACCCACCAACGAAGGAACCATTGCGGCTCTTGTGTCAGTGTAGCGGCCACTAAACCTGTCTTCTATTTGGCCGTATTCTTTTACAAAATCACTATCCTCCCCTGAAATCCGAAAAACAGCAGCGCGGCTAGACGCGATGAATTCGCTGATTTCTGTTTCATTGAGATCGTTTAGGTCTTCGTGCTTAGATCGTGATCTGAGGTCATCATACTGGGTCAACGTTTCTTCGATCTGAGCCAGGGCCATTTTGGTGAAGTCGCTATTTGCCAGGTCCAATAGTCTCCAGCCTTTCCGGGGTGTTTGCGCGCAAATACCCTCATGGGGGGGTGGGAGCGTGACAACAGGTGACAACGCGCCGGTTTCGTTACGTTTTCGTTGCGATTTCGCGTTTTTTCGCAGTTTTTTCGCTGTTTTGTTGTCATTGTTGTAGTTGTTGTTGGTGGGTGATCGGTAGGGATCAGGGTCATTTCAATGACAACAGTGACAACAGTGACAACAGTGACAACAGTGACAACGCGCCGTCGGTGTGGTCATCGTTGTCAGTCTCCGCCCCCCAGGGACGCGAAAAAGGTCTCGATTTTTAGGAAACCTCTGCTCTATCCGCTGAGCTACGGGGGCAAAATCGAGACCTTTTTTGGTCTGTCGAAGGTATTGGTTTTGGCCGGAGTTTACACCGAAGGGGGGTTTGAGTCAAGGGTTTTGAGGGGGGTGTGCTTGGCGTGGGCGGCGGCCAGGGCGGTGTGGTCGAAGCCGAGGTAAATCATGGTGGTTTCGATGGATTCGTGGCCCATGAGTTTTTGGAGCAGGCCGGTGGGCATGCCGTTGATGGTGGCGTCGCGGCCAAAGGCATGTCTCCAACTATGCGGGTGGGTGGGGGTGTCGGCCAGGCCGGCGCGCCTGGCCAGGCGTTTGAATATCTGGTAGAGGCCACTGTAGGTGAGTGGGCCGCGTTTTCCCTGCCAGATGGGGTCGCCGGGGGCGGAGGCCGGGAGGGTCTGGCGGTAGGCGTTGAGGGCCTGGCCGGTGATTGCGGCGGTGAAGATGACGGTACGGGCTTTGTGGCCTTTGCCGCTGCGGATTCGGGCGCTGCCGGCGTCGATGTCAATGTCGGCCCAGGTGAGGGCGGCGGCTTCGGCGGCGCGGACGCCGGTGTCCCAGAAGAATAATAAAACGGCTTTATCTCGCAGGGTTGTTGTCTGAGACAACATGGCGCGGATGTCGGCGGGCGAGATGGCGCGGGGGAGGGTGTTTTTGGGGATGGCAGGGGGGGTGATGCCTTCGAGGGGATTGTGGGGGAGGCAGCCCTGGGCGACGAGCCAGGCGGCGAAGGGGGAGAGGTTTCGGTAGTGGTTGCGGACGCTGGTGGGGGTGAGGGGGCCGGTTTTGAGGTGGGTGTAGTAGGCGCGCCAGGCGGCGGGGTCGGCGGGGTTGTGGTCATGTTGTTCGAGCCAGGTAGCAAATTGATTGAGGCGTTTGCGGTAGTCGCCCAGGGTGGCGGGTTTGCGGTTCTGGTCGATTTCTTTGTGGCGCAGAAATTGGTCGATGAGGGTTTTGAGTTGGGAGTGGGTGATTTGGGCCTGATCGGGGGTGGGGATCAGTATATGGATGAGTTTTTGGCCGTTGGGGAGGATGATTTCGAGCTTGCGCAGGCATGGGGCGGCGGAGAGGTCGAGGCGCATGCAGTTGCCGGCCAGGTGCATTTTCGGCGTCATGGCGTTTTTTAGTTGTGAAGGTTGGATTTCTGGCCCGCAGTATAGGCGTTTGGGGTGATTCGTCAAATGGGTAGTCATTTGGTCACTTGTAGAGGGGGGGCAAATCGGGTATGTTGATAGTGTGGAAAAGGAATTGCCTGGCGGGTATCCCCCGGCGAAGGGGCTGCTGAAGTTGACGTGGGCGCAGGTGCAGATGTTTGATCGGATTATTTCGCAGTTGTGCCAGATGTCTGCTGAGGGTGCTGAGATTGAGCTGGTGGTGGTGATCCGCAATGGTCAGCCGCGCCGGCTGCGGCATCCGGTGATTGAGGGGCCGTTTTCGCCGGTTTAACATAGGAGAGTTCATGTCGCCTGACAGAATTGATCGGGGCGCTGCGAGTTTGCAGCGCCCTTTTTGTTTGTCGTGTTTGTCGTTTCGACAGCGCCAGGTGCTGTGTTTTGCAGCGCGTGGTTTGACGGTTAGCGAGATCGGGCGGCGGCTGGGGTTGGCCCGGCAGACGGTGAGCAAGCATCTTCGATTGGCCAGGTGGTCACTGGGGGCGTTGAATACGACGCATGCGGTGGCGCTGGCGCTGCACCACAATTTAATTGAGATGACGTTTGAGAGGCCCGGCGGGGTGGAGGATGCCCCGGCCGGGCCGTGATATTTATGGCCGGAAATAGCCATTTTCGGCCATTCGGAGGCGATATGGCGAGCATGGAGACAGTTGTAGTGCCAGAGATCGGGGATCTGGTTTTTTACCGGCCTCTGCCGGCGGAGAAGGGGGAAGCCCCGGCCATTTTGAGTAACCAGCCGGATGTGTTGCCGGCGGTGGTAGTGGCCGTCTGGACGCCCGATTGCGTCAATTTGAAAGTTTTTACGGACGGACCGACCGATGTCTGGAAGACGAGTATTCTCCAGGGCGACCATCCCGGGATGTGGCAATGGGGCGAAAACTACCGGTCTGACTGACGGCCGGTTTCTATGTTGTCTCAGACAACACGGTGAATGATGGCGAAACGGCTTCCAACCTGGTTGACGGACTCTGAACGTCGAAAATTGCTCAAGCTGAAGATGTCTGACCGGGATCGGGCAATTATATCAGTTTTTTTGTATGCGGGCCTGCGGTGCAATGAGCTGCGTATGCTCGACATCGGCGACGTGGACGCGGACGCGATGGCGATCCACGTCCGGTTCGGCAAACGAAGTAAGGACCGGTTTGTACCGCTACATCCGGAGGCCGGCATTGCCATAGAGACGTACCTGGCGGGCCGGTCAGCGGGGCCGGTTTTCATCAGCAATCGCGGGCAGCGAATCAGCCTGCGGCGCTTGCGGTCGTTGGTCAAGGAGCTGGGCCGCCAGGCCGGGCTGCGTAAGGACCTTCATCCGCACGTTTTGAGACACGCCTTTGCGGTATCGCTGCTGGAAGCGGAGACGGATCTGGAGACAATTCGAGACCTGCTGGGGCACGCTTCTATTCAAACAACGTCGATTTATCTTCATTGTAGCCTCAATCGACGCCGGCAGGCTGTGAATCGCCTCTGACCGAATTTACATTCGCAGTGGAGAACAAAATGGCTAAAAAACCCACCTTGCGGCAAGTGCGACAGATGGTCGAGGAGTTGTTGACCCTGGCGCCGGTCTATGAGCGTTACAAGCTGCTGGAGAAGGCAATCAAGGGCGACCTGGTTGAGCTGAAGCACACAGAGGTCGAGATTGCCGGCAAAGGTCGTGTTTTCATCTCCCAGGGCGAGCGGGTGACCGTGCCGATCAAGGTAGCGGTCGATGCGTTGGGGGAAGACCTGGCCAGCAGGGTAATCGTGACCAAGCGGTTTGTATCGAATGACATCGTGGCCGCGTTCGTGAAGGCTGAAGAGATCAGCCAGGAGCAACGCGAGAAATTGCTAAAGGGTGCAGAGCGGAAGACGGTAACCAGCTTATATGTGCGGCCGCTCAAATGATGATATGGCGGCTGGCGCAGGATTACGCTCCGATCACATTGTTGGCAGCGGGCCGGCTGGGGATCGCGCTGCTGCAGGTAGATACGTTCGATCCGACAGCCATTTTTAACTTGGTCTCCGAGGGGACGACGTTGGCCATTGTGGTGTGGCTGATGTTGAGGAATGAGGGGCGGATGGATCGAAAGGAAGAGTTCTGGTTTCAACAATACCAGGCCCAGCAGCGCCAGATCGAGATGAATACGGCGGCCACAAAAGAGGCACATGATGCCTCTGAACAGGTGCTCGACGAGATGAAGGCGATAGTGAGGAGGGAGCGTGAAAGACCTACTTAAGAACCCGAGAAACGCAAGTCCATACGCGATCCTGGCATCACTGTTGGTGGCCGTCTTTCTGGCGTTTCCGCAACTGGAGCCGTATGAGGACACAGTTACGGGGATCGTGCTGACGGTTGCGCCGGTGGTTGTCATCTGGCTGGAGTACCGGAAGCTGCGGAGTGAGCGCCTGGCCAGGCTCGATGACACATTTGAGGCGAACCTGCTAAAACTAATTGAGGTGGTGGAATACATTCGGATGATCACGGGTGACTTGGCGATTTTCAACGCGATGCCACAGCGCCATCGAGAGTGGATCGAGCAAATAGAGGATCGGGTGGTCAACCTGGCTACGAAAGTCCAGGGTTTTCGCGACTATGAGGAGATGAAGCAGGCAATCCTCCAAGAGGAACGGCGCAAAGGAAATGGGCCAGATGCCGCGTAGGGCGCCTCGACCATGTTCAGAGCCTGGCTGCCCCAATCTCGATTGCCAGGTGCATACGGGCCGGAAGCCAGATGAGCGACCATCGGCATCGAGGCGCGGGTATGATCGGCGCTGGCAGCGGTTGCGGCTAATGTATTTGCGGGCCAATCCGCTGTGCGTTGATCCGTTCGCCCTACACGAGGATGAGCCCGTACCGGCCCAACATGTAGACCACGTCCTGCCTAAGAACGACGGCGGGACTGATGAATGGGAAAACCTTCAGGCGCTGTGTCACAGTTGCCACTCAAAAAAGACAGTGAGGGAAACACATGACTAGAGCAACAATCAGTCCGGTTGTGTTGACCAAGATCGGATACAATCTGACCGACTCGGCGGGCTTCACCACGCTGAGCACGGGCGCCGGCAACGGCGTCCAGTTCACGTTCGATGCCAACGACATCATCATACTTAAGAATGGTTCAGGCCTGAGCGCTGATTTCACGATCCTGGTTCCAACCGAAACGGATCTGGACGACAAGGGTATCACTACCCCAGACGTGACCGTGACAGTCGCTGATGGCAAGACCTGGATATACCAGCCAACCAGCATCTTCAAACAGAGCGATGGCCTGATGTACATCGACTGTGACCAGGCCACTGATGTTTTGGTTCTCTCCCCTACGTAATGTGATAGGGGTAGGGGGGATTAAATCTCTGGGGCCGGGCGGAATGTAGACCGCACGGGTCACCAGATTTTATTCTGTACGGGATTGGGAGATGCCGGGACCAGCGCCTAAAAACCCTTCCACCAGACAGCGGCGTAACCAATCCGCGACGCGGGCGATGCTGCCAGCAGAGACATCGCCGCGATTGAGAGCGCCGGCGCTGCCGGCAGAGCGCGAATGGAAGGCGCTGACCAAAAGATGGTGGCGCGACGTGTGGGCCTCGCCGATGGCAACGGAGTATGTGCGCGCAGATGAGCATGGACTGTTCAGACTGGCGGTGCTAATTGACATGTTCTGGGCGGCGCCGAGCACGAAACTGGCAGCGGAGATACGGCTTCAGCAGCAAGCGTTTGGGTTGACGCCGCTGGACCGCAGCCGGTTGGAGTGGAGTATCGAGCACGCGGAGCAGGCCAGAGATCGCGGCGACCGGCAGCGGCGGTCGCGGACGATTGTTGTCTCAGACAACGCGGACGACGACCCAAGGAAGATATTGGAATGACCGTCTTGACAGTGCCCAAATCAGACTCGGAGTTTTTCCCGACGCTGGGGCCACAAATTTGCGACTTCATCGAGAGTTACCTGGTCTTCGGGCCGGGCGACCTGCGCGGGCAACCGGCCAGGCTGGACGCCGAAAAGCGGGCGTTGATTTACCGGATGTATGAGGTCTTTCCACCCGCCCACCCACAGGCCGGGCGGAGGCGATTCAAGCGCGTCGCCGTTTCGCTGCGCAAAGGCACGGCCAAAACCGAATTAGCAGCCTGGATCGCGGCGATGGAACTGCACCCAGATGCGCCGGTCAGATGCGATGGCTTCGACGCTCACGGCCTGCCGGTCGGCAGAGGGATCACCGATCCCTATATCCCGATGGTGGCCAACACAGAGGAACAATCCGATGAATTGGCCTATGGTGCGCTCAAAGTAATTCTGGAATACAGTCCGCTGGCAGACGATTTTGACATTGGCCTAGAGCGGATTATGCGGATCAATGGGGATGGCAAGGCGGTCTCGCTGGCCAGCGCGCCGGACGCCAGAGATGGGGCCAGGACCACTTTCCAGGTGTTTGATGAGACGCACCGCATGAACCTGCCCCGGCTGAAGGCCGCGCACAAGACCATGCTGGCCAACATTCCCAAGCGGAAATTGAGCGATGCCTGGTCATTTGAAATTACCACCGCCCCGGCGCCGGGGGAGAACTCGGTTGCCGAGGATACGATGAATTACGCCCGGATGGTTGAGGGGGGAAAGGTCAAGGATTCCCGGCTGTTCTTCTTTCACCGTCAGGCCAGCGATGACCATGATCTCGAAACGCCGGAAGGCATCCGGGAGGCGGTCATCGAGGCCAGCGGCCCCGCTGCCGAGTGGAGCGACATTGACGGGATCATCGAGCAATGGCGAGACCCGACCGCAGACCTGGCCTACCTTCAACGTGTCTGGCTTAATCGCCTGGTGCGCTCCGCTGAACGCGCCTTCGACGTTGAGAAATGGCGGTCACTGGAAGCGCCCAATTACCGGCCAGCGCCAGGAAGCCTGATCGCCCTGGGCTTCGACGGCGCGCGCTTTGATGACTCGACGGCGATTGTGGCGACGGAGATCGGCACCGGATTTCAGTGGCTACCCGGTCTATGGGAGCGCCCGGAGAATGTTTTGGTCTGGGAGGTCCCTGTTGACGAGGTAAATGAGACCGTTGAAGACCTGTTTCAACAGTATGAGGTGTGGTGCATGTACGCTGACCCGCCCTATTGGGACACGATTATTGCTGAATGGGCCGGCCAGTACGGAGACAAACGAGTTGTGGAATGGTGGACCAACCGGCAGAAACCAATGGCCTACGCGATCCGAGCCTTCCGTACGGCGGTCTCGTC